CGGAGAAGCTGGAGCTAAAGCGTCTAGACTTAAAGAAGAATTAGTTATTCTGAATGAAGCTAAAAATCTTAAATCTAAGATGGCTATCTATGATAAAGAGTCAGCTACTGCGGAGAAAATTCATGGCGATGCTGTAAGTAGAATTAACCAACTTGAACAAGTAGGACAGATAAGCAGTTTAAGTGCTACTATGGCTAGAACTAAAGCTAATGAAAGACTTTTAGAGATTAGACAGAAAGATGTTGACTTAGCTAAGAAAGCTTTAGATGAAGCTAAACCAGAAGCTAGACCAGCTAGTCAAGCTACTTACGATTTAGCAGTCCAGAGACTTGAAAGTCTAAAACTAGTAGCTAATGAAACTGGAGCTATGATTGAGCAATCTTTAGGTAATGCTTTTGATACTGCATTCATAGGTTTAATTAATAAGTCTATGACTGCTAGTCAAGCATTTAAAGCTTTTACTAATAGTGTACTTGCAGACATAGCTAAGATTATCGCTCAAGAGTTAAGAAGTCAGATACTAGGTTCTATTTTAAGACCTTTAGCTGGAGCTGCTTTATCTGGTCTTGGAAGTTTAGGACAAAGTGCAGGGTTATTCCAAGCTACTAATATAAGTTCTGATGCTGCCTTTAGAGGTCCTATGAAACCTACTTTTGCAGCTAATGGCGGAGTATTTGCAGGTCCTGGAATCTCAGCACACTCTGGTACAATAGTTAGTTCTCCTACAGTATTTCCTTTTGCAAAAGGTGTTGGTTTAATGGGCGAAGCGTGTGCTCTTCCGATCTAGGAGAAGGAGGATACCTTTGAAACGAAATGCACAGGGCAAATTAGGGATTGCGGCTGAAAATGCTGGACATTCTAATAATAACCTGTATAATATCACAGTAAATGTAGAAGCTAAACAAGGTGAATCCGCTTCTCAATTTGGAGATAGAGCTGCTCAAGCTATTATACGTTCAATAGCTAAAGAGGAAATCTCTAATGCTAGAAGACCTGGAAATACCTTAAACAAATCGAGATTCGCCTAATGACAACTACTGCACTTCCTTTAGGAAACAAGATAGCTATTGATAGTACTAAATCTGTTTCTTTTACAGAAATGTCTTCTCAGTTTGGGGATGGGTACGAACAAGTAGCTCCTAAAGGTATAAACAATATAAGAGAAGCTTGGAATATAACTTGGGGAGCTTTAACTGAAACTGAAAAGAATACAGTTATTGGGGTTATCGAGTCGGTAGGTTCTTGGGGTATTTTAACTTGGACTCCTTGTGGAGAAACAGTTCAGAAAAAGTACAGACTCGGTAAAGATGGCTATACCTTAAAACGTGAAGGTTCTAATGCTATCTTTTCAGTAAGTTGCTCACTTCGTCAAGTCTTTGATATAACTTAGGAGGTAAAGTGGATATAGATGACTTAACCCAGCGGTCTACCTTACCAGCCTATGTTGAACTTTTTGATATTGACTGTTCAGCTATTACTGGAATTGGGACTATTTATAGATTAACTCCAAATGTAGGGTCTAATAACTCTAATATTATGTTTGGAGGGGATGCTTATACTCCTTTTCCAATCCAAATAACAAGTTATGCTCAAGATTCAGACTCTGCGCCAGCTAGACCTACTCTTAGTATATCTAACGTAAGTAAGTTATTCGGTATGTTATCTTTTACTTTTCAAGATATTATAGGAGCTAGAGTTGTTTATTATAGAACTTTTGCAAACTATCTTGGACAATCTACTAAAGTTTCTGCAGCTCCTTTAAAGTTTACTATAGCTAGAAAAACTGCCCATAGCATGGGAATGCTTAGTTTTGAACTTCGCTCTCCTTTAGACTCTGAAAGAGCTGTACTTCCTAAACGTCAGATGCTTAAAAAAGACTTTCCAGGACTAGGTATTAATAAGGTAATGTAATGTACGATATAGATGAACTGAATAGAGGGATTCTAAATAACTACCCTAATGAAAGTTGTGGGTTTATTCTTCAAGATAATACTATTATCTTCTGCATGAATATATCAGAAACTCCAGAAAAAGCTTTTAAGATAAATCCGGTAGATTATGTTAAGTTTTCTGGACAACTTAAATATATCTTTCATAGCCATTGTATAAATCCTAGAACAAGTAGAAACTTAGACCCTAGAACTCCTTCAGTTGCTGACATGAAAGGTCAAGAGGTATCTGGAATTCCTTGGTTAATCTTTGCTACCGAAGGTTGGGTAGTTTCAGACCCTATAGAACTTCCAAGAACTTCTTCAAGCGAGTATCTGGAAAGACCTTTTATTTGGTTTATTAATGACTGCTATACCCTTGTTCAAGATTATTATAAATTCGAATTAGGTATTGAGTTAAAACCTTATATCCTGCACGACTACACAGCAATTCGGAAGTCAGATAAAGTTTTTGATGAATTTATAGAAGATTATGGCTTTATGGAACTTCAAAACCTAGATGACCTGCAGAATGGAGACCTTTTCATACTAGATAATTCTGGATTTAGAGAAAACCACTTAGGAATCTACCATGAAGGTTGCCTTATTCATCAAGGACTTTTATCTTGCAAAGAACCACTGGAAAACTATATGTCTCAGATTAAAAAGAGGTTAAAATATGTTGGTTAGAATCTATAGAACTTTAAATGAATGTATTAACTTTGAGACTGACCTTACAGATACTAGAGAGATTTTTAACTCTATAAAATATACTTATGGTGAAGATATTATAGATAGTCTGCTATACGCTAAACACGTTTTTGTAGGAACTATTGGTGAAAGAGTAGATGCTTTAACTCCTTCTACTTTATTTTCAGATTTAACTCTCTATGAAGAATTGTATATAATTCCTAAAGTTGAAGGGGCAGAACCTATTACAGCAACTATGGTTATGTCAGCTTCTATATCAGCTACTTCTGCTGTAGGCGTAACTGGTGGTACTATTCTAATGTCAGCTGGTGTAGCTTCTGCCATTGCAGCTGTAGCTAATTTAGCTATAGGTATTGGTATATCCATGTGCGTATCAGCTTTAATGTCTCCTACAAATACTTTTGGAAGTGATGCTGCTAGGTCTCAAAAATCAAGTACTATGTTTAATTCAGCTGTTACAATTACTGAACAAGGTGGTTCAGTCCCACTAACTTATGGAAATCCTTTCTGCGGTGGTGTTTTAATTTCTTCTGGTCTTACTTCAACGGATAAATAATAATGAGTACAGAACTTATCGTAGCTGGTGAAATGGGTAAAGGTGGTAGTGGACCTGTTGAGAGCGTAGATACCTTAATTAGCCGTCAAACTGTTAAAACTTTATTTGTAGTAGGCGAAGGTGTTATTAGTGAAATTGAAGAAGTCTATTTAGATACTGTAAGTATTGATAGATTTGACGCAGATTTGCTTACTAGAACTGGAACTGATGGACAAGAAGTTATCGAAGGTTTTACAGATACAGAAGCTCCTCTTCCTGGATTTGTAGGTAAAGTAATAGATAAAGGTGATGAAAATATACCTAATGTAGATATATCTCCCCTTGTAACTACAAATATTACTAATTTTGTAGTTAATAAGTTCTACAGAATTACCAGCCTAGGTAATGCTACATCTGCACAATGGATGGCTGTTGGTGCAGGTACAAAATATGTACCAGCTGCTATTGGTATGGTTTTTAAAGCTAAAAAAGCTGGAGTTGGTGTTACTGGTGCAGGTGTTGAGAAAGTTAGTTTCCAGCAAAATACTTATGAAACAGCTATTCCTTACGATGCTAATAGAGCTAGACTTACTTTCACTATTCCTGTTATGCTTCATGTAGATGGGGATGGTAATACTGGCGGAAGTGCAGTAGAACTTGATATTTATACAAGACCAAATAGCACAGCTAATTGGAATCTGGTAGCTAACTTTACTAAAAAAGGTAAAACTACTCACGGCTATACTTTTGACAAAGAAGTAACTCGCCCGTCTAATGTAAATCCTAATAATAGAATACCTTGGGAAATCAAAGTTCTTCGGGTTACTGATGACTCAGCTACAAATGATAGTAAAACCCAGAATAAAGTAAGTTGGTCAGCTGTTACTCAAATTTATGATACTACTAATACTTATCCAAATTCTGCCTTAGCTGGTATTACCCTACGAGATGCAAGTCAGTTTGGTAACAAAGTTCCAGAAATTATGTTTAAAGTTAAAGGTAAACTTGTTTTAATACCTTCTAATTATAATGCAGCAACTAGAGTTTATACTGGAAACTGGACTTCAGGCAGTTGGTACTCAGTTCTAGGAGTACTTACTAAAGTTTACACTAATAATCCAGCTTGGATTATCTATGATGTTCTTACAGATACAAGAGCAGGTCTAGGGTTAGCTCAAGCAGACATAGATATTTATTCTATCTATCTCTTAGGCAAGTATGCGGATGAACTTATTCCTTATACTGAAGGTATTAATAATATACAAATCCCTAGATATACTTTGGATTATTCTTTTCAAACTAGACAACCAGTTAGAGATTTCCTTAGCCAAATTCTAAGTATCTGTAATGCTAACTTGATTACTAATGAACTTGGGCAGGTAGCTATTGTCTTCCAGTATCCTGGACAAGTAGTTAGAAGAAATATAACTAATGCTAATGTAGTTGATGGTATTTTTACTTACCAAAGTTCAAATATTGAGCAAAGAACTACTTTAGTTAATGTAACTTATAACAATGGTAAGAACTTTGGGCGGACAGATACTGCTACAGTATTTGAGCAAGACCTTATAGATAGGTATGGGTTACAACCTATAGATGTAGTACTGCCTGGTTGTTATTATGAAGCTCAAGCTATTAGAAAAGCTCGTTGGACTTTATACTCTAACTGTCACTTTACTAATTTTGTAACTTTTAACGTATTCCTGGACGGTTTAAACTATAAGATTGGGGATTTAGTTAGAGTTTATGATAACTATAACCAAAATACTCAACAAGCAGGAACTATTGTTTCTTACTCTAATGCCAGCGGCACAACTACTGTTATCTTTGACCGTACATTAACCTTAAATAATGGCTCTTATACTTTCTATTGCTATGATACTTCTGGGGCTGAAATAACAAAGACTATATCAGTTGCTGGTTCTATAGCTACTGCAACTACAGTTGCAATTCCAGCTGGAACTACTAATCACCCAGATTATGACTACCAAGGTTATGTAACTAAATACGGGATTCCTGCTACTGGAGTTCATCTAACTGATGAATTTAAACTACCTTCGCATATTACATTTAGTACTAATTCAATTTATAGTTCTACTAACTTTTTAGGCGGAACTTGGACTGGAAGTGGGACTACTTGGCACTTTTACCCTTCAATCTATAACTTAACCCAGTATAATGCTGCTGAGTACATAGACTACTTTACTCATGTAGAGTATATAGGAACTTATCTACATTTAAATGGGCAAACTTACCAAGGGACAGTTGCTTTAAACGGAACTCCTTCTGCAACTACAGTTTATATTGCTAAACAATTTCCAGGAGCTATTGACCAAAGAACAGTAAATGCTTCTACTTTAGATAGGATTACTTTAAACTCAGTAGTTACTTTAAACTTAGGTGGGATATTTATTCTATCTGGGGCAGCTGCTGGTAAAGTTTATAGAATTACTAATATAACTAAAAGCGAGGAAAGTCAATATGCCGTTACAGGGTTAGAGTTTAGTGATTCTATCTTTGATTATATAGATTCGGGCATAGATATAACTCCTTTAACGGGGGACTTTGTAGATGTAGACCAATTCTATACTACAGATGTTGAATCTATTTCTTGGTCAGATAGTTCAGCTACTAATGGTAGTTATTCTAATAGTACTTTACATATAAGTTGGATTTGGGACTCAGCTAAGACTCAAAAGTATAGAGCTAATTTTAAACTAAACTACTATGGTCCTAGTGCTAATACAGTTATGGTAGACCAGATTACTACTGATAACTATGATATTCCTAACCCAGTCCCAGGAAGATATATAGTCACTTTATGGGCGATTAATCCTTTTACTGGAATTAGTTCTAAACCTAAAATTCAAGTTGTAGACTTTAAAATAGATTCTACAGTAGTTTCTACTTTGCAAGCTCCTATTAATGTTAGAATTACTGGAACTACGGCTGTAAGCCCTCAACCAGCTAGTCTTAGTTTTACAACCCCAGATTTAAATATAAGTTTTGATTATAACCCAGACAACCAAGCTGTTGATGATGCTTTAGGAGACTATCTTCTTGAAGTATGGGAAATTGCTATAAATCCTAATACTCAAGCAGTTACTTATACTACTCTTAAAAACTCATACCCTATAGCAGCAGAAGCAGGCTCTCTTATAGTTGACCCTACAAGCCCAGATACTAGCTTTACACCTTTAAATGGTAGTTTTCAATTTTCTTTAAGCGAGAACTTACATACGTTTGGAGGAAGTCCTTCAAGAACTTTAGGAATTAAAATCTATAGTAGAGATTTGTTTGGGCATATTTCAGCTAACCCAGCTACTGTAGTTTTTTCTAACCCAGTTCCAGTTAAAATTACTACTACAGACTATAGCGTAGTTTCTGGAGTATCTTCTGTATTTGTCAATATCAAAGCAAGTACTGAGGTTGATGTTAAAGGTTATTTAGTTTGGAGAAGTACCTCCCCACTATTTATTAAAAACTCAAGTACTTTAGTATATGACGGACCTAATAACTATGTAACTTTACCAGTACCTACTGCAACTAAGTATTGGTACTCGGTAGCTGCTTATGATAACTTTAGTAAGACAGAGTACTCTCCTTCTGACGAGCAAGATTCAACTCCTGCAAGTGCTGATGCAACTACTTGGACTAAAACTGGACTTCAGTTTACAGCTAATGCGATTACTAAAACTCTTAGTTGGACAGCTGGTACTGTTATAAGAAATGCTACTAATACTTTTAATATAGTAGCTGGTACTTCAGTATGGTCTACTGGATTTTTATATGTTTACTTTAATCCTAGTGTTTCTACGACTGCTTTGCAAGTAACTACTACGCTCCTAAACGCAGTTCAAATAGGTTGTTATCCTATTGCGACTTATACTGGCGGAGATAATAGTACAATCAAAGGCGGAGATGGTAATGCTTTCATTTCTGGTTCTCAGATTATAGCTGGAACTGTAGGTGCTTCAGAGATTAAAGCTGGTTCTATTGTTGCAAGTCTTTTAGATACTACAAATGCAGTTATTACTGGAACAGCTCAGATAACTGATGGTATTATTACTAACGCCAAAATCGGAAACTCTATTATGAGCTTGGACTACAATCCAACTACTTATAAAGGTTGGATTATAGATAAAGCTGGCAATATTAATACTTATGGCTCTTTAGGACTCTACGATACTAATGGCAATGTAGTATTTGCAGGTGGTAACTTTAATTGGAATAATGCTAAAGGCACTGGAGTTCCTCAAGTAGGGGCTACTAGAAACGTATTTACAGGACCTTGGTTAACTAATACTACTTATGTAATTGGTGATATAGTTACTGATGGTTTAGGTTATGGTTGGTCTTGTGTTACAGCTCATACATCTTCTGCTTCAGTTAAAACTCCAGTATATCCTATAACCTCTAATTCTTACTGGGCAATTTATACTGTTAAAGGCGATTCAGCATCTTCTACAACTATAGTTTCTATCTATAGAAGAGTAGCTGGGACTAATCCTTCATTGCCATTGCCTTCTGGAACTGTAACTTATAATTTTAGTTCTGGAACTCTTACTGGGTTAGATAATGGTTGGTCTAAAGATGTTCCAGCTGGAGTAGACCCTCTATATATCTCAGCTGCTACAGCTGTAGGAACGGGTAGTGCTACTATAGGTGGATGGGCAACTCCAGTTCTTTTTGTAAGTAACGGTATTGATGGGACTCCTGGCACTAATACTGCTACAGTTACCTTATACCAAACTACAGCTACTTCTTCACCTCCAACACGCCCTCTTATACCACTTACTTATAAATTTTCAGATGCTACAATAGCTGAAACCTTGCCTAATAACTGGCAAAGAAGTTTACCTACTACAGGTGCTTATCGGTGGATAACTACAGCTACCGCTCTAGGAACTACAGCTACAGATACTATTTTAGCTAGTGAATGGGCACCTGTAAGTTTACTTGCTCAAGATGGTGTTAATGGTCTTAGAACAGCTATCATGGATATGTACCAATGGGCAACTTCAGCTCCTACTACGTTTCCTTCTGGGGTATCTACTTTTACATGGGCAAACGGACAGTTTACAACGCCACCAACCCCTAATAATTGGCACACAACTCCTCAGACTCCAGTTAAAGGTCAAACTTTATATATAGCTAGAACTATTTATACTGATTCTGGTACTTCTGAAAATAGTTTAATTTCTTGGACAGCTACTACTGCTACTCCTAGAAGCATTGCAGGTATAGATGGTACTCCAGGAACTAGAACAGCTTACTTAGAAGTATATAAATGGTCTGCAGTTGCTCCGACTAGCTTTCCTCAAGGAACTTCTACATATACTTGGCTAAATGGAACTTTTACAGATGCTAATGTAAATACTAATGGCTGGTTGTTAGTTCCTGGAGCTTCTGTACAAGGGCAAACTCTTTGGGGAATTAGCCAAGCTTATAGTGATACAGGAACTTCTAGTACTAGTTCTGTTACTTGGTCAAGCATATCACCTTATGCTTTAGGATATGCTGGTATAGATGGAACTGCAGGTAAAACAGCTGCTAACTTTGGTATAGATAATGCTGCAGCTATATTTAATAAAAATGCTAGTAATGTTATAGCCCCTAGTGCGGGTATTACCTTAACAACTAGCTACCAAAATATAACTGGAACTCTCAGCTATCAATGGCAAAAGAATGGAGCTAATCTTGCGGGTGCTACTTCCAGTAGTTATACAGTTCCAACTTCTGACTATAACTCTGTAACTTCAAATACCTATAAAGTTACTATAACTGGAACTATTAATGGGGTTGCAACTTCTTTATCAGATACTATAACTATCCCTATGCTTATAGACGGTGGTTCTAGTGCTGTTGTTCTTCTTTCTAATGAGAATATAACTTTTAGTGCGCCTAATGTCTTATACTCTGGTATAGATTTTAGTAATGGTACTTGCGATATTACAGCTTATATAGGCTCAACCCAGTTAACTTATGCAAGTAGTGGGGCTAACACTTTTAGTTTAACTTATACAAGTACTTCTGCTTCAGTAGGTGCTGGGTCTAATCCAGTCTCGCAGATATTAAGAATTCCTGCTCCAACTGCAATGTCAGCTGAAAGTGCTGCTGTTACTATAACAGTAACTGTTAGGGATAATGCTGGAAATGCTTTACCTTTAATTGTTAAAACTTTACGATACAATTTAAGTAGAGCTGGTGCAGTAGGTATGTCTTACTGGTTGTCTAATACAGACTATTTGAAACGGTCTACTAGTTTAGTCTACAGTCCATCTGCTATTACTTTAAATGGTTATAGTGCTGCAGGTTCTGGAAGTCCAGCTGCTTACGCCTGTAGATTCAAAATCTACGAAGACGGTAGTGCTAGTGCAATTTATACTTCTTCTGTAGATGAAGCAGCTAAGTCCTATACTCCAAGTACAACTTCTGTAGGATATATAAAAGTTGAAATGTACCTAGCCGGAGGTACTACAACTTTAGTAGATTATTCTACTATTCCAGTAGTCCAAGACGGCTCACAAGCTTTAACTCTTGTAGAACCTAATTCTGCCGTACTTTTATCTTCTGACTCAGCTGGGAATGTAAGCTCCTATGCAGGTTCGGGTACTACTATTAAAGTATTTGAAGGGTCAACTCCACTTCTATTTACAACTGGAGTTGTTACTAAAGGTTATTTTGGGGTTAGTGCTTCAGTTACTAGTGGTTCTATTGCTATTGGAGGTTTAAGTGGAGCTTACACGTCTACCTGTACAGTTGCAAATCATTCTAATCTAAGTACTGACTCAGCTAATATTACATATACAATAAATGTAGTAAAAGCTGATGGAAGTGCAGTTACTTTAACAGATATTCAGACTTTAACTAAAAGTAAAGCAGGGGTTAAAGGTGATTTAGCTCAGTTAGTTATAGTTAATGGTGAGCAAGCATTTAAATTTGCAGCTGATTCAACTACCCCAGTTAATACTTCTATAACTCTTTCGGCAGCTTTATCTGGAGGACTTACTACTTACAGTTGGGAATATTGGTACGCTAATCTTGTTTGGCTTCCTTTACCTGCTCCAAATACTGGCTCAACTTATAGCTTAACCTATAATAATTCAGCTTTTGGTACTTCTAATAGTTTAAGAGTACGTTGTTTATCTGGCACAGCTTATGATGAAATAACTATTGTAAAACTTTATGATGGAGCTAAAGGTAAAAATGCTATTACAGGTTATCTAACTAATGAAAGCGCAGCTTTACCTGCTGATTCTTCTGGTACAGTATCTAGTTATGCTGGAGCTAGTGGCAGTTTTAAAGTATTTGATGGTACAACTGATGTTACTAATAGTTCTACTTTTACACCTACAGTAACTACAGTTAGTGGTGTTACTGTAATTCTTAATAGCCCAGGTGGTACTTATAGTGCTTCTGGGACTATGAATGCTGACTCAGCTTCATTTACTTTAAGTGCTACTTATGGCGGAGTTACAATTAATAAAGTTCTATCTCTGACTAGAGTTAAAGCTGGTGTAACTACTACTACAACTAATACTATTGTAGCTGATACAGTAACTATAACTGGTGGGCAAGCATTTAACTATGCCGCTGGAAATACTACAACTCCTACTGGAACTGGCATAATAACTTTAACTGCTTCTTTAACAGGAACATTAACAACTTATGCTTGGGAATACTGGAATGGTGGTTGGGCGTCTTTAGGGGTTTATAGTTCTACTTATTTTTTAACCTACACTAGTACCGCATTTGTTGGAGATACTGCAAGAATTCGCTGTTTGTCTGGTACTAAGTACGATGAGATGACAATAGTTAAACTTTATAGTGGAACTAATGGTAAAGATGCTGTAGTTGGGTATTTAACTAACGAAACAGCTACTTTCCCAGCGGATAGTACTGGTGTTATTAGCGATTATACGGTAGCAGCTGGTCAATTTAAAGTATTTAGCGGTACTTTAGATATAACTTCTGGTTATTCTACCACTTATAGTGTAACTACAGCTACTGTTGGCGGGTTAACTCTTAGTATAAACTCATCTGGAGCTTATTCGGTTGCTGTAAGTACTCAATCTACTGTAAATACTACTAATTCCTTTACTTTTGAAGTTAAAGCAGTTACTTCTTCTAGTTATGGTAATGTTACTGTAGTTAAAAGTATTAAATATGCTAAGAGTAAAACTGGAACTCCAGGGATAGGTACTAATGGCGCAGATGCTGTTATAGGTCAATTAAGTTCAGATTCTATAATGTTGTCTTGTGACTCAGCTGGTAATCCAGTTGGCACATCTCCTTATGCTACTGTAACTATGACATTAAATAAAGGAGGGGTAGATGATTCAGCTAATTGGACTTACTCTGCAAGTCTTAGTAATTTAACTTCTAGTTCTGCTTCTAACTCAAGAACTCAAAACATTACTGCATTTGGCGGTGGTACTACTAACCAAACAGGTTATATAGATTTTACTGCTAGTAGAACTGGTTACGCGTCTATAGTTAAAAGATGTGTCTTTGCTAAGTCTATTCCAGGGATTGCTGGAGCTGGTACTAATTATACAGGAGCTAGTGACCCAACTACTTCTAACCCAGCAGCTGCTATTAATGGTGATAGTTACTTTCAAACAACTACTCAGTTAATGTGGGTAAAGGTAAATGGAACTTGGCAGAAAGTAGTTCCTCAGATTACTAGCGGGAATGCTACACAATTTATAGCTACTGCAGCTATCGGGCAAACTCAAATTGGCAGTGCAGCTATTGGAACTGCTCAGATTATTGATGCTAATATTAGTACTTTGAAGATTCAAGGAAATGCTGTTACTGTACCTTTATCTAACAATGTAGTTGGGCCTACAACTAATAATACTAGTTATTCTGGAACTACCTTTAGTCCTGCTATGTGTTCTTTAACTTTTACTAATCCTTCTGCCACAGAACCTATAAAGATTTTAGTATCTTTTGGGTTTAGTTATTTCTTCCGAGGAGCTTTAACTGCTGGAGGTTCTTTTAAAGGCTGTCTTATGAATGGAACTACTACAGTCTATTCTGCTTCGTGGGGAGGTAGTATGTTTATTAGCACTGGCTTGATGAGTATTGCGGAAGGAGCAGGTTCTAGTTCAGTTATACTTACCGTAGCTGCAGGAGCTTCTATAACTTTAGATGTTAAGCATCAAAAAACAGGCGCAAGTTTATTTACTTACTCTAATGCGTTTATTTCTATAGTTGGTTGTCGGAGATAATTATGTTTTATATATACAATACTATAACAGGACAGATAAGAAGTATTTTTACAGGTCCTGTAGATTTCTTAGAAAGTCAATTACAGGCTAATGAGGATTATTTAGAGTCTGTAGAGAACGCTACCGATGCTACACACTATGTAGATGTAAGTAGTAAAACTTTACTAGAGTTCCCAGTTAAAATTAACAAATACCAAGAATTTAACTGGGAGTTTAAAGAATGGGAAACTCCTGCAGGTACTTTAGAGTTAGCTAAAATAGATGGAAAAACTGAGGTAAATACCCTAGCAGGTATAACTATCTTGGAAAAATACCCAACTTATCGTCAAACAAACTACAACAGAGAACCAACAGCTCCAGCTACTATAGAAATGAACCTTTGGATAGATGCTATACGAGCTGAAAGTAATATAGCTACTTCATCTATAGATTCAGCTACTGATTTAGCAACTATAGAGGGTATTGTAGATGGATTTAAAGCTTATTTAGCTGGTTTATAAGGTTTATGCGTCAAGTTTCTGGCTAATGTCGGATTCTTGGCGCAAAATTCCCTTAAATATGTCTTGAAATTGTAACAAAACAAGAGTACACTAACTAGAAATAGTAAGGTAATTTTATAATTAACTTAGTTTAGTTATAAACTTAACTTGCTGATACAGGTTTTGAGTAGCTATTACTCAGAAATGACACTGCATTACAGTGGGAAGAACTAGGAGATTGACTATGGCAGTCGATTCTACAAGTACAGGTTCAGGTATTGACTTGAACAATCTCTTTCAATCAGCAATTACAGGTGGTAATATGGGTAATATCTTCGGTGGCGGTACTGATGGTAGCGGTGGCTTTGTAATGGGAGCTTTATTAGGCAGATTACTATTTAATCCTAATGGTAATGACCTAAATGGTAATGGCAACCAAAATGCTGCTACTGATGCCGCAGTTGCAGCTGCTCTAGCTAATGCTAATCAAGCTAATAACAATGCTATGCTACTCTTGAAAGACATTCAAGATAGTTCACAAGAAGTTCTCTCAGCTATCAGTGCTTCAGAAAATGCTATTAACTCTACAGTTAATTCTACCGCGCAGACTGCTTTAGTACAACAACTACAAGCTCAGATTGCAAACCTCCAAGGACAAGGCGAGATTAAAGCTTCAGTAGCAACTTCTACTGGAACTATTGTTAATGAGTTGCATGAATCTACTCAGCAAATTGGTAATCAGTTAGATGGTATTACTGTATCTATGCTTAATGGGTTTAACAATGTAACTAGAGAAATCACTAATGATGGTGATAAAACTAGAGCGTTGATTACAGCTAACATGGTTACTGACTTGAACAACCAGATTGCGGACTTGAGAACTCAACGTCATGTAGCTGATAGTGGAGTTAATGTTACTAATAATATCAATCAGAATCAACTTCAACAACAGCAACAACAACAGTTAGGGTATGTAGTTAATGCTCTAAATGGAGTTGTTAGTGAGTTACAGAGAAACACGCAATCTGTGGTTAATCTTGGAACAATGTCGGGTTCAGCTGGTTCGCAAACAGCTAATAACACTAGAGTTAATGGCTGAAATCGGTATGGTCTGGTTAGTTTAGGTTCTAAATCGAGGTAAAGATGAGTTCTTCAATAGATGAGTTACAAAAACGGATAGCAGAACTGCAAGTAGCGGGGAATTTACTCCCTAAAGCTGCAGTTCCAGCTGTAAATGACAGTCCTAGTGACATAAAAAGTTTAATTAGGGATGTTATTCGTGAAGAAATGAGTTTATTGAAGGACTCAACTCTAGTTAAACCCGAACCTCCTGTAGTTCCAGCGCGAGAATTAACTATGTTGGAAGCTATAGGTCAGTGTTTAACCCCAGAAGAGCAAGTTTGGCTCTCTAAACCATATATTCTACAACAAGTTGACAAGAAATTAGCAACTTATTTCCAGACGGAGGAAGGAAAGTCAGCTGTAAAGACTTTCTTCACCTACTTTCGAGGGTTCTATGAAAATTAAACATACAGTTGAAGCTACTGCGAAGGAGGTTAATGACCTCTTTGACATTAGTATGAAGGCTTGCCTAGCTAGTTATAGCACAGTTGAAGAGCAAGCAGTTGCTATCGCAGCTGCTAAGGTTGAGTTTGAAAAGTTACTTAACTGCTATGCGGATATTGCACTACAGTTAGGTAAGAAGTTGGGTAAAGTTAGTGCTGATTCAGAAGATGATGAGATGTATGCGGCTATGGAAACTCCTGTAGCTTAACTTCAACTTAGTCCTCTTTCGGGTATGTATTAGAAGTTAGTATATAGCTGAAAGGGGATTCCTAGCCAAAATGAAATTACTCTACCAAATCTTGAGGTTCCCAAACTTTAAAATCTTTAGTAGAATTTGATTCGAATATTTTCCATAAATGATGGTTAAGATTACATTCAGTTTTAGGAAAGTAGAAAGTTAGATGTATTGTATCTTCTGGGACATGGTTCATCTCTATTCTAAATAGACCATATTCAGCTACTAAATCTTTTAACATTGGGTAAGTGATTTCAGCTAAATCATTACTATCAACTTCTATTCTTCTATGCCATTCTTTATCTAATAAAGAAACATAGGTGAGATAGCATTCTCTGAATATACCTTCCCTACTAAATTCTTTTATTGGATGGTAGTCACAACTAACTGTTACTTTTATATAAAGTTTCATTTATATAACCTCTTCTTGTTTTAGATTAGTTTTAGCTATCGTAAAGATAACATGAGTTTTTCTATTACCACTTGTTTTAAAGCTTACTGAAGTAAATAAGTTTGTATATAGATTTATAGCTTCTATAGCTGGGTCTATGACTTTACTCCTTAGGTTCTTAAAAGTTTGATACTCCATTTCACTAAACCCCATTACTTCCTTAAACTCTTCTATAGTGTATTTCTTAGTCTTTAAGTTTGCCCATCTATTTAAGATTCTATAAAGTCTTATAGCATGAATACTCTTTAACTTTCTAACATCATCAAGACAATACTTAGAGTAAGGCATCTCTTCCCCAAACTGACAGAGTAGATGTAAGATAGAGTCGTGCCATTTAATCTCTACAGAAGAAGTATCTGAGTTATATCTGCAAGAATGAACCCAGTGTACAATAGTTTTACTTTTCTCGTGAGCTTCTGAGTCTAGTAAAGTAGTTTTAAGAGTTATAGTTCTAGTCATTAAAGTTTTACAAGCATCTACTAGAGTATTGTAAGCGGCATTCTTAGATAAGCCGTACATTTCAGCATATTTATCCAGCTCAACTTCATAGTACTTATCTCTATCTATAGCTTCCACTTGGTAAATAGGAGCTAGGCATAGTTGAAGAAGTTTAATCTCGGTTTCATTGAGTTGATGGTAACTTTCTATTATCTGATTAGCTTCACAGATAACTCCATTACCCAGTCTCCCCTTTGCCGTTATCTTCTTCTCTATTTTCACGCTCATCTCTATCATCCTCTTGTTTAACTTTAATGTCTTTAAGTTCTCTAGCTCTTAACTTATCCAAGTAGCTAGGTTCAGTTGGTTGTTGTGGGTCGGTCATAGTAGTTCTCCAGTAAGTAGAGAAGATAGTCTACCATGAATTCCCGCTTATATCCAGTGATATAAAGGTCAATTATAGTCGATTAGGGTATAAAAGTCAACCGCTGATTTATCCGTTAGTGAAAATTCTTATCCCTCTCGTGAAAATCCTTATACCTGCCGTGAAAATTCTTATCCCTAGACCCTTCCAAGTCGTTGATTTATAAGCAGAAATCGCCCCCCTAAAGTATATAAACCTTATAAAGCTCTCAACAGCAATAACCCTAGGAGTGTAGTGGGTATTAACTTCGACAAGCTAGAGTCGGTGTGCCTTGGGTATTAGTAACTGTAGTCTATAGTACTTAGTTTATATACTTATTATAACCTAGCATAGCTCGTAGGGAAGACAACTCCAGCGGAGATTGTCACTTATACTTTTATACTAGAGGGAGGACAGGAGTTTCCAGCGAATCAGCTCTATTAAGGACTAGTTCTGGGAACTAGAAGCTAGAGCGGAGTAAGTATGCGTGGAGGTTTTGAAAGTTTGTATATAGAGTAGGTGCGCCTATTTACCTTACGCATCCAGTATAGTCGCTGGTAGTACCTTACTAGATACCACCAACTAGCCTACTATCTTATTAACTTGTTAACCCTTAAACCTTGCAAGGTAGCGTCAAAAAACTCTTTTGAAACTGTAACTATACAATTTTCCATCTTGCTTACTTCTCTTTTATGAGTTATTGTTGTGCGACTACACCATTCATGTGTAACATACCATTGCATGTTTGTTTTAACTGCTATAATGGTATTGTAACTAATATAAATATGAGTGCCATATATTTCACTATAGCCGTAGAATAGTTGTTTTGACCCTATCTGTTTATTAAAGCCTAGATTGTAAGTTATAACTACATCTTTCAATTTAACTGCCATGTTACACCCCTTTAATTAAATTATAGATATTGATATAACCAACTATACCACCAACTAGGATGAACAGTGCCCCTATAATTGGATAATGTGGCACTGTTTGACCTGTATAAATACAGATAGCACTAAGGAAAGTTAGCATTAAGCTGAAATAGATCTCAATTGTTTTCATGTTATCGCCTTATAAAGTTATTTAAGTAAGCGGGTAATATACCCGCTTACTATTGAGTTAGATTATCTACTATATCGCTTTATAGCCTTGTCATATGGTAGCGTAGATATAAAATAAAAGTGAATCATTCTACCCGCACGGCTTAAAGTCAACAGGTACTTCATAGCCATATAACGTGTTTTAAAACTTGTTACTTGGTTAATAGTTTCATCACTATTATGTGAATAAAGATAATACATACCTAACCCTCACTTTTTGGCAATTCACACTTTAAACCAATAACTTTAAAACCGTCCACCAATGGACTAATATTATCGAACCCGTTTACACTTAAAATAGTGACTATTTCGGGGGTTGGTTCACAGATTAATTGTGTTAACTTTGACCCTTTGCCATTACTTTTGACTTCAGTAATACCCAAGCTATCAAACAATACTTTGTATTGGGCGTATTTATCAACGCTAACAGTTGAACTAGTACCGTCCGTATGATTCAAAGATAAATAAGTACCGCTGTTTAAATGTTTAAACAACTTATCTAAATTTTCTATGCTACGGTCTTTTATATCTTTATGGAATAGCATAATGAAATAAGCTTTTAGATGTTCTTCACTTTTGAATTGTAACTGATAAGTGCCATTTAAATAATCGAGGGTTAACCCGTCGAAAGTGTACTTGACAGCTAACTCTATAGTGTTACCTTGGCCTTTATCAAAGGAAGTTAATACAGCATGAATTGAATTGTTTGTTGTTAAGTTTGACATTGTCTTTTACCTTGTAAAATAGAATTGAAATAAATAATAAATAAATAATAAGTTTATAACCCACTAAGCACGCAATTTAGGCGTGACTATAGCAAAGCGGGTAAATGTCCAAATTGTTAAAGAGCGATAAACCAAACTACGGGTATAGGTTAACATAAAATAGACTTTATGCAAACAATTTATTGTATAAAGTAAATTTATTTTAATAACTGATTATAGATTAGCGTTTAAATGTAGTTAGAATAGGCTTTATAACTTGTTAAAGTTATTTTATAGGATAAGTTAAGGTTACAGCTGATTAAGCGGGTTATAGCTTGCAAGGATAGCTGATTGAATCTCTATAGGTATATATTATAAAGTATAAAGATTTATAAAAGCTTTATAAACCAATGACTTGAAAGTGTAGACTATTCTAGGCAATTTATCCTTTTATATCAATGACTTGCAAGGATAGAGTTATATCACTATATAAATCAATAGGTTACAAGTGTTTAAAATATATCTTTATATAAATCAAGTACTTAGAAAACCTTACAATCTGTATTGATTTAATTGGCTAGAATAGATATGTTTTATAGGTTATTTTGAGTAGATGATGTAGTGTAGGTGGGCTACGGAGATAGGTTTGAAGAGTTGTTGCCAGTAGGTGATTTAGTTTGAATTGTCTATACACGTTAATGAGGCTCGTTCGCCAGCGGCTATGCGCTGAAAATATCGTCAGAATGGTATTAACAAGGCTCGTTCGCTGGATGGGAGATGGGATGAGTGCTGTTAATGAGGGTCGTTCGCTGGGGGAGGAGTTGGGAAAGGGGAGGGAGGTTTGGGGAGTTTGGGTGGGTAGGTGGGGTATTAATGAAGTGCGTTCGCTGGAAGCAAAGTTAGCCTAAGTACATTACATACTTAGGCTACTATCTCTACCTATCAGCTAGTTCTTTGACTACAGCAGCCATAACTGGAGGACTTAAATCGGGTTGTCTAACTAACCACTTCAAGTAGTCAGTAGGGATTTCACTAAACCTCTTTCCTCCATGTTTACCGAAAGGCATAAGAGTAATAGCTTCTACCACCTTATTAAGTTCCTCATAAGTCCTAGTTCCTTGAGAACATAAACTAACTAAATCCTGCCAGTCTTTAACTTGCGGAAGCTTCCGAACTATCTTCAGAAGGACTAAATACACCAACTTACAGTCTAGAAGTGCCCCGTGAGCTTTAAGTGTTAGCTTCTTCCCTTCTTCTTTATACAAGAACTCAACTAAAGTAGTTAGTTTATGGTTAGCAAGACCATCTTTTTTAGTATAAACTAGTTGGGCAAGCTCTTTAGTGCAGATAAGCTTAACGTCTGGTTTCTGGAATACCCTCCAGTCATAAGCAATGTTATGTCCAATCATAAACTCAACTGACTTTGGGTACTCAAACTCCCTAATAGATGGACAATTTATCAAGTCCTTCATGTAAATGCCAGTAACTTGACTAGCTCTAGGGTCTATAGCCTTAGTTGGTCTGTACCTTTGCTCAAAAACACTAGGATGAACTTCATGTGAGGTTAGGAAAGCTACGGGGTCGGGTATATCTAGCTCTCTGAACTCGTCAAAGTTCTCTGGCATAGTTATGAAGGCTACTTCGCAAGCTTGAGGTTCAACTAACCCAGTCGTTTCAGAATCTGCAATAACTATTTTCATTAATCTATCTCCGCTAAAGTTTTATCATGTCTAATACACTTGAAACGAGGTTCTCTAAGCTGCCCATCTGGAAGTTCTTTCATAGCTTTAACTTCTACTACTTGACCTACAATTAACTCTCTTGAGTTCCACCATCTTTCCCTCTGGTCATCGGTCATACCAGAAACTTGATGTTTAGTACCATCTCTACTCTGAACAATCAAAGCTCCTAAAGTTCCTTGATACTTACCTTCGCCTTCAACCATACCTACTACGGCTAAGTCTTTAGTTACTTCTTCCTTGATTTTCATCATATTAGCGTTGCGCTTTCCGAAGAAGTAACCTGCTTCCCAGTTCTTTAAGATTACACCCTCTCCTCCAAGCTCTAAAATAGAGTTAAAGTACTTATATATAAGTTCTTCGTCACTTGTAACTGCAAGAATTGGAATTAACTCTACCCAATGACCTAACCATACTTTTAACATTTCATAAGCTATATTAGCGTACTTGTATCTTTCTTTAAAAGCTAACTCTGGTCTATCTAAAAAGATAGCATCATGTAAGTTTAGAACTACATCACTAGCTTCTTCTGACTTTCTATTTAGAACTCCATTAAGTTCATGGAAAGGTAAATTTGGTATAGTAGCTTCAAAGATAAGTCTTAAATTCTCTTTAGGAGATAGAGATTTAACTATAAGCTCGTTCAAGTAATCTACTGAAGGGATTTCCCGTTCAGCTCTTGAGCTTAACTTACCCCATTTACCATCTATATAGTCGATATAGAGCAGCCATCCATCCTTTTTCTCCATAATAGCATAGGTTTCAAGTTTAAAGTTCTTTTTAGCTTTAGCTTCATGGAAATGAAGTACTTTCTGTATTGGATATGTCATACTGACTCCTTAATAAAGTGTGGATGTTCTAAGTTATTCAGAAGAAACTCACAAAAAGTTCTCCAATGTTTATACCTATGGTCATGTCTCTGTCCGTAGATATGTCTCAGAACCTTATAATTCGTAGTAACTACTCGTTCTTGTAACCAACCTTCTGGAAGGTTCTCCTTGAGCCTAGTTATATCATTGTAGTAAGGTGACTTAGGACTTTTATACGAAAGTAAGCACTTATTAAAGGCTGAAATCATACATTTAGAAGTTCCCTCTTCAAAGTCACTATACCCAACAATCCTAGCTTTCAAAGTGTGCATTGTAGAAGCACTTTGTTTACTAACTCCTACACGGTAAGTATCAAACTCCTGCCAGAAAGCTCTTGTAGCTTGTACATATAGCTGAACTGTAATGTGTTCAAGAAGCTTATTATGTCCTCCATCTTTATGAGCTAGGAGTTTAGCTCTTTTGTCCGCTTTGAGTATCTTCTCTTCAGTCCACCAGTCTTCTAAAGGAGTTATATGGTCATAGTAGCTTAAAGCCATACCAAGTAAAGCTCCAGAATACCCTGTTTCTTCTATAATGTTTATTTTCATAACTATCTCTTAGTTAGGTTATTTTCTCAACTAGCTTTTGAACTTCAACCTTTAAGTCCTCCAAGCTCCCATTATTATCTATAACAAAGTCACAGTCACTCTGCATAATAGTTATAGAAGTTGAAGGTTCTGGGGCTTTGCGCTTTGAAGCATCTACCCAGACTATACAGTCAACTAGACCTTCTACAATCATAGTCTCTAGTTCGTCCATGTTGCGAAGTCCGCAGTAAATATCATAGTACTGGAAGATGTCCCGTCCAAGTCTAGCTAAGTCGGGCATGTTGTAAGCTTTAATAAGCTCGAACCACTCTTGTCTATGATTAACTCTGTCATTATAGCAGTCCTCAAAGGTCTTATACTTGTATTTTAACCTCAAAGTAGGGTAGACAGCTTTAAATCCTGCCGCTTGCGAACTAGATTCAAATGTAAATCCATGCTCTTCTTTAAGTAGCTGACATACGGTATCTTTACCGTGTCTAGCATGATCC